AAGAAAACTGATCAGACAGAGGAGAAAGAAAGTCCAGATTCGCACAGAAATCAGAGAGAGGATTGAAGAATTGGATAATGAGAAAGAAAAAGATGTGCTGACGAAACGATACATAGATTGTGAGGGATGGAACAGGATCTGTGATGAAACGGGATACAAATGGACACAGGTACACAGAAATCATTCAGAAGCTTTAAAAAAATTCAAAATGGTATAGAATGGTACACTCGGTCTGTGGTATAGTGTATTCAGGTAAAGAGATGAACGGGGCAGCAGTCGAAAGATTGTTGCATTTTTCTTTGCCGTAAATTCTGGAAAGAGGTTTGGCGGTTTACTCTGGAAAGAATTTATTCATACGTCAGTACATTTGTTTGTTGCAATTACTTTTTTAGAACTCCTTGTTACAGATACAGAAACCGTCAGAGGAAAAGATATGAAGGAACAACGGAACCCAAGAAGCGCCAACGGGAATCTGAGAAGAAAACACCGGGCGAGGTTTAAAGCAATAGGTGGAGAATGCGGGATATGTAAAGGCAGGCTTGGCCCCATACATTACAATGAACCAAGCGATAGCAAACATCCGTTGTCTTTTGTTATAGATGAAATCAAACCGGTGTCAAGGTGGCGTGAGTTTGGATATAACTCACGTGAAGCAGCGGCACAGGACTGGAACAACCTGCAACCGGCGCATTACTGTTGCAACGCAGCGAAAAGCAATAAAACGTTGAATGAAATGCAGAGGAGCCAGCAAAAACCCAAAATGAACGTTACAGATGGAGAATGGTGAGAACTGCAAACAGAGGGTGGGGAGGGTACCCCGCCACGCGGCGGCGGCGACCACCGCCGTCCAGCGCCGATTTACACACAGGAAAATTTTCGAAAGGTGAATTTAGATGGGAAGAGCTAAGAAAATGGCAACTGTAACAAGCGAGGGAAGCCGCTTGGAACGCTTGGAAAATTTAGCACTGATTCTCGCAAAACAGATTGATATATGCGCGAAAGATGCTGTTGATGGTCCAAAGACAATGCCACAGCTCTCCAGGCAATACAGAGAAACAATCAAAGAAATCGAAGAAATAAAAGGAATGGAGAAAGACGATGACGAAATCGGAGAAATCCTGTCGGCACGAAAAGCTGATGGGAAGCCAGACACCGTCCGATAGAATTGTTCCGGATTATGCTTATACGGATGGCCCCGATGCGGTAAAAGTGCTTGCGGTCGGGAAATTGATTGTGGATCCGTGGCAGAGTGAAGTGCTGAATGATTGGATGGGGCGTACAGAGGATGATGTTTGGTCAGCGCCGACATGTGGCTTATCTGTTCCAAGACAGAACGGGAAAACACTGGATACTTCCGGGCGGATTGCATCCGGAATGATTCTGTATGCAGAATGGGTTATATACACAGCTCATCTGCAGAAAACTGCAACAGAAACCTTTATGGAATTGCGCGGCTTGTTTGAAAGCAGAGGACTCCGTAAGTATGTAAAAGAAATTAAGGCGGCACTCGGAAGAGAACAGATTATTCTAAAAAATGGTGGAAGAGTAGTATTTGTTGCCAGAACAAGGAATGGTGGTCGAGGACTGCATGGCGACTGTCTTGTGTTTGATGAAGCGCAGGAATTGACAAGCGAGCAGCAGGCATCTTTTTTGCCGGCAATATCAGCGTCAAGGAATCCACAGACGATTTATCTTGGAACGCCACCGGATGAAAATTGTACCGGCACAGTATTCCGGAAGATAAGAAAACGGGCAACGGAAGGTGAGAGCAAATCCACAGCCTGGACAGAATATTCTGTGAAAGAGATTGGAGATATTACTGATCGTCGGAGATGGGCGGAGTGCAATCCGGCATTAGGGCGCAGAATGACAGAAACAACCATAGCTGCAGAGTGTGAGCAGATGGATGTGGACACATTTGCAAGAGAGCGTCTTGGCTGGTGGTCGCCAATCAATAATGATCAGGATTATGCAATTGATAAGAAGAAATGGGAAGCGTGTGCTTCAGAAAAAGAAAAGCCGGAAGGGAAAACTGCTTATGGCGTAAAGTTTTCTTCTGATGGTTCGGCGGTAGCATTATGCGGAGCTGTCTGTCCGGATGCAGGGAAAGCGAGAATTTCACTGATCGAGCTAAAAGCAACTGACAGAGGAATCCAGTGGCTTGCGGACTGGCTGAATCAGAGATACAAGATGGCAAGCTGTGTGGTGATCGATGGAAGAAATGGAGTTGACTTCCTGATAGAGAAGATAACACCGGTGTGGAAATATAAGCAGTCAATTGTTCGACCGGCAGCAAAAGAAGTGATAGCAGCGGCGAGTCAGCTATCACAGGAAATCAATGAACAGACTGTAACATGGTATAAATACCAAGAAATACTGAATGAGTCAGCAATTACGTCTGTAAAAAGACCGATTTCCGGTGGCTGGGGATTTGGTGGAGAAAACTCAATCCCGATTGAAGCAGCAGCACTTGCACTCTGGGGATGCCGGACATCGAAACGAAATCCGAGCAGAAAGATGAGGGTAGGATAATGGAGTTAAATTTTGGAAGAGTAGAAGGATTACCACCGGAAGAACAACAGTGGCTTCAAGAATTGAAATACATATATGATTATCACAGAAGTGCGAATAGGAAAAAGCGCCGTTATTATAACGGAAAAGTCACACTGAATGAAGTGAATCTTGGGATTGCATTGCCAGCAGGTCTTGGAAAACTTGAGATTGGATGTGCCTGGGGAGCAAAAACCGTTGATGTACTTGCGGGAAGATCGATGTTTGATGGGTTTGTTACAGAAAATGGAACGAAGTCAGAAGATATGGATCAGATTATGAAAAGGAATCATTTGATAGCGGAATACAATAAAGCGGTCAAAGAAGAACTGAAATACGGTTGTGCATTTGCGGCGGTATCCGGAGAGGAAGATGATGCAAGAGTACGGTTTTATTCTCCACATTGTGCTGCAGCTTCGTGGAATGCACACGAAGGACGCATCCGATATGGATTTGCCTTTGAAGATGCGCGAAGAGACGAGTCGGATGTTACATGGTCTCCGGAACATGTAAATTTCTATACAGACACAGATATCTGGGAGTTGGATCGGATTGGAGGTACATGGTACGCTACGCAGAATCCTCATGATTTCGGAGAGCCCCTTATGGTGGCTTTGATCTGGGACGCAACAAACGATAAACCATTTGGTCAGTCAAGGCTAAAAGAGCCGGTCCGCAGGCTAATCCAGGGATATGTAAGAACAGTCGCAAATGCAACGATTGGACTGGAATTTGCAACTTCTCCACAGAAGTATCTGCTTGGGGTGTCAGATGAACAATATGATATGCTGATTGATAATAAATTCAAACAGTATGTTGGAAGTATTCTCTACAGTACCAATAATCCGGAGACTGGGGAAAAGCCGAATTTCGGGAAACTTTCACAGGGAAATATTGAACCACATGTGCAGATGCTCCGGATGCTTGCTACACAGTATTCAGCTGCAACGGGATTGGCGGTTACGGATGTTGGTGTGATAAATGATGCAAATCCGACTTCCAGCGAAGCAATTATTGCACAGTCACAGACCTTAATCCTTATGGCAGAACAGTTGAATAAATCAAATGGTGATGCATTGTATCGGATTGGACGGATGGCACTTGCAATTGAACTTGGAACGGTTCCGGATGAGCTTCCGGAAGACGCACATGAGTTGATTGCGCATTTTAAGAATCCGGCAATGCCAAGCGTGGCATCTACTACAGATGCAGCACTCAAAATTGCGACAGCGCGACAAGGATTTGCACAGACAGATATTTTCCTTGAAATGATTGGCTTTGATCAGGCGGATATCCGTCGAATCAGAGCGCAGGAGCAGAGAGCAAAGGGCGATGCAATCTTGACGGAGGAATTTGGAAATGCAGATAACGGAGAAGGCGTGGGTGGAATACATAACGAAGATGTCACAGATTAGCCAGAAAGCAGCGGATCTGATGCAGTCCTGGGTTCAAAAGAATGGACTGGAAAATGATAAAGCACTTTTGGACTACGCCTATGCACTGTCACAACACTATGGACAGGCTATCGGTGCATTATCGTGTCAGATGTATGAAGCGACAGCAGCGGCGCAGGGAGTAATAGTCCCTACGGCAGAAGTGGCAGATCTCCCGGACTATGGGGAAGTGGCGAAAGCAGTAAAAGGAACAAAAAAGCAGTCTCCGAACAATATTCCCGGAACGCTTGCAAAGCTTGTAAAACAGGTAGGTGCAGATACGACACTGAAAAATGCAGAGCGTGACGGGGCACAGTTTGCCTGGGTGCCACATGGGGACACCTGTGCTTTCTGCATTACACTTGCATCCAGAGGATGGCAGTATAAGTCAAAAAAAGCTATGCGGAATGGTCACGCGGAACACATTCATGCACATTGCGACTGTGAGTATGCGGTCCGGTTTGATGGAAAAAGTACAGTGGCAGGCTATGATCCGGATAAATATCTGGAAGAATATTACGATGCCAACGGTGATATCAATGAAATGCGGAGAAAGCGATATGCACAAAATAAAGATGCGATCAATGCGAGAAAACGGGAATTATACGCAAGCAAAAAAGCGGAAAAACTTGAAAAATTGAGACGGTCTGATATACTGATATCAGGAGCGAGAATCACAGATCTGAATAGTGCAGAAGCTGATGAATTTGCGGAGATGTACTATGAAGAGATTAGACATTTTTCAACTGATTCAAAGAAAATAGCAGATAATCTTGGTAAGGAAGAATCTGACATAAGAAAAATTAAGGCATATTTATTTGAAGATGATTCTTTGATAGATCCGGATACGGGAGAAAGCAGGCAGTTTGATCCTGACTGTGCAATTGCACAGAGCTGGCAACGCTTGATGAATGGAAAAGATATTAAACCTCATGATAAAACTTTGATAGAGCATGAGCTATTGGAAATGAAAATTAAGCAAGAGAATCCGGATATAGATCATGTAAAAGCACATGAATTGGCATCAGAAAAATATAATTATCCAAAGGAGGCGCTGGAATATTATGGTAATCTTAAAAAACATAAAAAAAGTCAGTGATAGTATTTCGGCAGATTACTATCCAGAGGGAAAAGAGCCGGCAGGTTTTATGGAAATACGAATTCCAGATGGAGAGATTGTAGAACATGAAAATGCAAGCATGTTTGCAGCACCACACGTGAGGCGAGAACTGAAACGGATTGCGAAGATGGATAATCCACCAAAAGAAAAAACGGTAATATGGTATTAAAAGCCACTGATCGGAAACGGTTGGTGGTATTTTTATACTCATTTTTAAGAAAGGAAGAAAGAACATGAGATTTGACGAGGCATTTAAAATAATGAAGCAGGGTAGCAAAGTGAAAATTCCATCTTGGGGCGGTTATTGGTTTTGGTCAAAAGAGAAACAGACTATTATCATGCACACAAAAGATGGCGAAGAGTTGGATATCAGAGAGACAAAGATTCCAGATTATACATTTGGAAATATCTGTTCTGATGAATGGGTACTAGCAGACGGAGAAAATTGTCCGGAACTGGGCGGAGAAGCTCTGTTTTCATTTGGAGAAGCAATTAAATATCTGAAACGTGGAATGAAAGTGACACGTAAAGGCTGGAATGGAAAGGGACAGTAC